TGTTGTTGACCACCCTGATCGGTGCTGCGAGGTCCGCGTGATCGATAGTAAGCAGGACAAGGAAAACCTCTGATGTCTCTTGAGAATAGATTGCCTGCTTTGCTGTTACGGTAATGTCACGACTCACGGTAATATCTCCAGACTCAGGGCAGTCTTCCAGACATTTGGCTCCAAAGCCTCAATCTTGGGTGGCTCGACGAACCTAAAACTCACTGTGTCCCCCGTTCGCGTTAGCTTCCAGTCAAAGGCTCCCACGCCTCCGGTCAACGTGGTCGTGTAGAAATCCATTAAAGTAGTCGATTGAGCCGTGGTTAAAACCAGGGGAATTTCCACGTTGCGGACTCCTGCCGTGAATCTCCTCCTCATCTTGGGAGGCCCCACATCCATATTTGTGCGAAGCCTTTCCTCAGGGGCAGTCTCCACATGGCCAAGAAAAGCGTCCTGAGGGAGTCCGGGCGGCCAGAGGGTAGGCATCAGCGAATTGCTCCCTGTCTGTTTGTGCCGAAGGTCTGACTGATGGCATTTGCCACCCTCCCCCCGTTTCGAATATTGTTTGAAACCTCTTCTTCTATGAAAAGAGAAATCTGTTTTCGACCATCCACTCCTGTAGATTGTGATGTGCGTACCCGTGCCGGCGAATTATTGAACACGTTGACTATTAAGTCACCCCCTCCGTCGTTTAATTGTTTTAAGGGCACAACCGCCTCAGGACCTTCTTCGCCGATCAATGCAAGCGTTGGAGACGTAACCAGCCCTCCACGAGCCATAGTCGGGACAGAGATGCCCGGTAGACTCAGGGCGCTCGGTGGCGCAACAGGCAGGGTTGGAATGGAAGGAGAAGAGAACAGACCTCCCAGGCCGCCGCTGAAACTCGTTATGAGTGTTTCGAAAATTCCACCACTCCCGGTCTTGCTGATTTGGTTATTTGACAAGATCGCTTCTTGAGTCATTTTTATAAGAGCTTGCACTACATCAATCGCAAGCTGTCTGAAGGCGTCGCCAATGTCTTGCGTGCCGCTCACCATGCTGTCAGTGAAACGCTTGAAAGAATCCTCAATATCCTCAAATTTGTTCTCGGTTTTCTTGAGGCTCTCTCTCAAATCCTCGATCTCAATCTTCATATTGGCGATAAGTTCAGGACTGCGCTCCAACGCCCCCGCCTCGATAAGGCTATCCATCGCCCGCTCGAAAGCGGCGAGCCTTTCCTCTGCCAGTTTGGTCTCGTTTCCAAACACCTTGAATCTGTCCTGAGCTTTCTGCAGCGCCTTGGCGAGATCCACTTCTATGCGCTCGAGTGCTGCATCGTCGATAGGGCCAAAGACTGGAGCAACTGACACGGGTATCCGTACCTCAACCTCGTGTTTTGTTTTAGGAGGTGTCTTTGTGCCAGAGATAACGACTTTTTCAGGAATCTTTGCACCAATGCCGGCATTCAACGCATCTAACCTTTTTTCTATTGCCCTCCGTTTCTTGAGGTTTTCACGAACAGCCTTTTCATTCTCTTCCGAACTAGGTATAGACGCCCCTATGACACCCGACTTGATAGCTTCTTGCTGTTTGAATAATAATTCTGCTTCTTTTCTCAGTCTTCGTAGCTCAGCGGTGGCTTTAACAATTTCACCGGGATCAACTATGTTTTTAAGTCCTGATATGGTTTTGGACATTTGCTCGACAGCAAAGCCCCCAAAGGTAACGATGCCCTTGAATTGTTTGATTATGTTTTTGAGACTCTCGAGGAACGCCGGATCGGTTAAAAGCTTTGCGACATCCTGAAGGATCGGCATGAATTCAAGGGCAAGGACAGTGCCGGTCTTTGCAAAGACCTTTCCCATATCTTCTATCTGGTCGTTGGCCGTTTCGGCCTTTCTGAGTATGTCCTCTTCGATCACTATCCCGAGACGCGCCGCGGCCGCCGCGTACTCATCGAGTCCCTTCTTGCCGTCTTTGAACAAAAGATTCGCAATACCTACACCCTGACGACCGAAGAGATCATAAGCGGCGTTTGCCCGTTCAGCCGGGCTCTCTATGCCCACGAGGGCCTCGGCAACCTCCCCCAGGAGGGTCGAGGAATCCTTGATGTTTCCGTTTGTATCTCTGAGTTGAATTCCCAGGTCTTTGTAGGACTGTAAGGCCTCGCCGGTGCCCCCTGCCGCCTCTCCAATTCTACGGGTGAACTGTTCTAGGGATTTATCAAGTTCCTGCTGCCCTATTCCCGCCCTGCCTGCCGCAAAACGAAGCTCCTGGAGTGCTTTTGTAGTAAACCCGATCTTATCCGCCGTTTTGGCGATTTCATCCGCGACAGAGATGGCCTTTCGAACGAGTAGTCCCAGGCCCGCAGCCCCCGCCGCCAAAACTGCCGCACTGCGAAAACTAAACATAGATTTCGCCACACGATTGAATGTAGTCGCGACCGCCGCCATAGAACGCTTCATCCCTGAGGCGGCGTTCTTTGTGGCGTTCCGCGCCTTTTTCATATCGCGTTCAAAAGAGGCGCTATTAGCCTCTAGTTCTGCGCGCAAACGACCGACTTTAGTTGCCATTAATCTAATCCCTACCTATTGAGTCTGGTTGTGAGCTGATCCATTCCCCGTGTTTCTCTGATAACTCCTGAAGGCCTCCTTGATTTTCTCGCTGAGCTGCACTCCACTCACCTTCTCCGGCTTCATGAGTCGCGCCAAAGCCGGAAATCGTTTGGTCCGCTGTAATGCGGCAATGTGCCAGGCCATCCACAGATCACGCTTATGCTCCGCCTTGATTTTGTCACGCTCCTCCTCAAGGATGAGCCTCGTCTGATACGGAGTCAGATCCCAGAAGTCTGAGGGTCGGACGCCCGCACGAAAAGCCGATTGAAAAACCTTTTCAATCCAGTCACGATCCGGGCGGGCAGCAGAGGGTTTGCGGGTGCCTTCTCCTCTTCCGGGATGATCTCATTGCCGTAATATGAATAATTATAAGCCCTGTTGACGGCCTTGAGGAGGGGAATGAGGGGAGGAGAGAGAGACTTGATCTGATCGGCGGTCATATCGGGATGATATGCCTCGAAGCCGGCCGCCGCGAAAATGGCCAGGGTATTAGGGTCGCTCAGATCGTAGGCTTCTTTCCCGATCTGAGCCTCGACTTTGGCTATGGCATCCCAGGAAAAGTAAAGAGTATATTCCCGCCCTCCTATTTCGACAGTTGTTGATCCTTTGACCCGGTTATCCATTTTAGCTCCACGTCACCGCCCCGGTGATCTCGATTGTCACACTGGCGTTGATCTTGTCGTCCACCCCGCCGCTGATTCGAAACTCCATGACAAACCCGGCAAAGCTGAGTTTGGTTGCAGGGCTATCGGTGAGAAGTAACTCGAAGTTCCTCTTTGTCCGCGCAGCTCGATCGTCTTTGAGTCCGATCTGCTGCGTGTCGCTCGGATCGAGATTCAACTCCATTGAGAATTGGCCTTCGTCCGGCAGGCCCATGATTTTCTCACGAGCGGTTGACGCCAGATGCGTAGCGTCGATTATGGTGGCTGCCCCTCCGGGACCATCAAAGCTGTTCACCTCTCCGACAGCAGTAAAGACTTCAGGCCCTCCCCCGTCCCCTCGTTTAAAGACTACCCCTTGGGTTTCTAATGCGTTTGTGGCCATAGTTTATTCTCCCCTCTTTTTCCGAACTTGGCGTCCTTTGCGCCTTTGCGCGAGTCGTCTTTATCCGATCTGAATCTGTCCTTTACGTGCTCGCCCCTACGATTATGATGTCGTAAGTCACGCCCGTTCCCCCGGCGCTGTTTGTTATTTTGAGAAGATCGCCGGTGGCGGCTGTGACCACATATGCCGTGGCGTCCGGCGCAACGAGCATAAAAAGCCCGCCTGGCCTTACGACGATAACGTCCGTTGCGTCTCCAACCCAGTTTATGAAAGCGTTCGCGGCTGCTCCCCCGACCTCGACGTTGTTGGTATTAGCCAAAAGGGCAAAAACGATAATTGCCTTGATACGGGCAAATGTCAGGGACGTTCCAAAAGCGTTCGTGAGGGACGCCGCAAGGTCAATATCCTCCGTTGCACTGGCAGCCAGGGTCCGCTGATCGTGGAACACCAGGTCCGCCTGGTCTAACCCGGTCCCGTTTGCCAGACTGATTATTTTCTTGTAATTGACCGGATCTTTGACCGATGATAGATCCAATCCGCTCAGGTTATCCAGAATCGCGTTCAGCGATATTTTAGACGTTAGAGTTTCAGCCATAGTCAGTTCTCCTTATGCCAGATTGAATAATCCTGAATCACCCTGAAAACTTCGACCCCTTGCTCGTAAAAATCCGAATCGGAAAGCAGAAGCACGCCGCCTATATTGTCCGTCCCCATCAGGCCCCGAAACCCGTCCAGCGCTCCCCTCACGGTATCGGCCAACGCTTTGACCCCGGAATAGGTCTTGTCCCAAAGGTCCAGTTGAATCCTGGGATCCGCCAGGCCGCTCGGTCCGTCCAGGGAGCGGATTCGGTCCCCACTTACCCTCTGATACGTGATTGCCGGATAGGTTGCCGCTTGGGGTAATTTGAGCGGATATATGCGCGAGCCCACCAAAGCTGTCACATTTTGCTCCCCGCTTAAAAAACTAAACAAACCGGCTTCCATTTACCCCCTCACGAAGCGTTAACTCTTTATTACGGCCCGATCTTCACTCATTCGGGTAATTCCCTAGAGCTTGACCCTCTTGCCTGCCCCCGCTCTTTTGGCGAGGCTTTTCGCCTTGGATGCCAGGGATTTCCAGATTTCACGTCCGAGGTTGTCCAAAACACCCCGGACATTCAGATCAAAGGCGCGCCGCATAAAGGGATGCGCCGGCATACTGCCCGAGCTCTTTCCCGATTTTGATACGCGCGGCCCGGTACCAAACTCCAGCAGATGCGCGTGCGGGAATTTACTCGAAGGCCCTACGACCACCAAAACCCCCTTACCCTCTCTAAACGCTTTGGCGTTAGCTCGTGTGGATACATTTCCGATCGTAATGCTGTCCGCCAGGTGGCCGGAAGGACCGGGATTGTCGCTCCTTGGCGCAAACGCCTTGCCGTCCCTCATGATAGGCTTAGCCGCTCGCCTCAGAGCAGACCGAAGGACAGTTTTACTCGCCCCCTTTGGCAACTCTAAAAGGGCGCGTTCCAGTTCCTTTGCCCCCGTTAATTCAAATTTAAATGCTTTCTGCATCGAGTCTGACCCTAGAGAGCAAATCGAGCCCCTCGCGTCTTCCTATTTCCGCCACAGAGTGAATATCGTACAGCCTCGTTTCGTGAACTATCCTCATTGTGGGTAAAACCCCTGTCAGGTATCGAATCCTGAACATCGTATCGAGCTCCGCATTGACCTGCTTCGATTCGAACCTCTCCTGCCCCCTGAGCGGGATCACCTTGGCCCATACCTTTGAGAAAGTAGACCACGTCTCTACCTCCTCCCCGAAAGTGTTCTGAGATACGGTTTTCTTTTGAATCGTAATTTTTCGATCAAGACTTCCGCTCCTCATATCAAATCACAGTTGATCGCGGTCTTCGGGTCATATCTCGACAAACCTTCTGTCTCGCCCCGCCAGCCAATCCGCCGATTGCGGCACCTTGGATATGCTCGCCCCCGCGATCACCGTCTCCCTGTGCTCGTACATAGAGCCGATAATCTCCAGCATCGATTGCTTCAGGTTTAACGGCACAGCGTCGGCGATCCCGTAGCCCGCATCATAGTTAATAACCACGGCATTCATTACGTCCCGTGTGACCGGATAGCTCTCCCCAAAGGCAGGAGTGATTCGCCCCGGCTGGCTCACGGCATCGACATCGTATTTACTTGCGGCCCACGTCTGTTGAATCCCGTCGGTATCGATGTATTTGATACTATTGACTGCTATGAGAGGCGGATTCGGCACCTCGAGCACAGCGGAGCGGAAGCTATCCAAGTTCCATTCCCAGGTGGCCGTGATAAACTGCCTGCCGGTATATGCCTCCCGGTCTTCCCTCGCGGCAATAATGAGATTGCTGATATAATCGTCGTCTTCCGTCCCCTCCACACGGAGGTGCTTCTTGGTCATTGTGACGCTGAGAGGTTCCGCGTCCGGTCCGGTAATGCGCTTAAGCCCCCCCATTATCTAAAGTAAACGCTTACGATCCCGCCCTTGGCGTTCCCTGCGTTACTGACCTTGAGCTCGAGTGTTCCATCGACCGCCACAGGCCGGTTAGTCGTGGTCCCGTCGCCGATCAGGGGAGCAATAGATGTCGTGACGGTATTGCTCAGGTTGGCCCCTTTGCCCCCAACGAGATCAATCCCGTCCTCATCCTCGAGCGTAACGTCATATAGATTCGTCGGCGCGGTCCCCCCACCGTCCGGTATAAAAGTCGCCCGGAGAATCTCGCCTGAGATGACTCCCGACAGGACCCCGTTTACATCTCCGGAGGCATCGCTCAGCCAGTCCATGATGAGCTTCTTGATGGTCCGTGTGGCGCTTTTGGTGATGCTTATAGAGCCTGCAGCCATCTAATCCCCTCCATCCCTTGTCTCTTGACTCTGAGCCCTTAGCTCTCAGCCCTAGGCTACTCTGATCCCTAAGACATAGACCTCGCAGGCCACGTTATTACCCCCGCCCGATCCCTTGACCCAGGTGACCCTCAACGCCCCCGCTGCTGCTATTTCGTGGTTGGCATCGTCGATCGTAGATGCCCGAGTGATCGACTTGTCGTTACCGGCCCCAATCGCCATAGCGTCGGTGATCGCGCTCGCCCCTTTACCCACGACGATGGTATCCTCGGTCGCATGCCCGTCCGCCCCGGTTTTCACGCACCAGGCATCGATTACCCGCGTCTTGTGGGTCAGGGTGACCTCAGTGTTCCCGGAAGCCGCATCCGCGATCGTGACCCTGTGTAGTACCGTCAACCCCCCGATCACGTTCACATCCGCCACCACGGCAGCAACCAGGCCGGTCAAAGACGCAAGGGCTAATTTGGCTTGAGTAACGGACAGATCTGCAAGATCCGCCGTGACCACTTCTGCAGCTACCATCGTTATCCCGGTCGGAGTGATGGTCAGGAGCGTGGCTTTAGTGTCTTTATTGTAAAATTCGAAATTCCCGGAGGTGTTCCACCTCCCGCCAACTAGATCAATCATGATTATTCCTCCCTACGAGTCAGCCAATAATCCAGGGCCGGATCGACTCTCGACTCTCAGCCCTTAGCTCTCAGCCGTTCCTCAATCAGTGATCGCAGCCGGCGGCGTCGCCTGCTTGTAACGCATATCGAGCAGAGCCGTGACCGAGATTAGATTAGTCACCTGGCTTGAATCGGCCACGAGGAGATTGATAACGTCGAAGCCATTCGCCAGATCCAGCGAGGCCGGATCTATGCCGAAGACGATCGTCTTATTCTTGATGTCGTTCGTGACCGTGTAGTTTTTGGCATCGGTTTTCTTAACCAGCGTGTCAGTGGTCGCAATGTCCTCGTTTGCCCATATACCGGAGGCATTGTTGCTCAGAACCTTGACCCCCGTGCCCGCAACCGCGGATGCCTGCCGTGGAGAGATCAGGGTCGCATGGCCTACCGCCTGAGTGAGCTCGACAAGTATCCAGGCCATCAGGACATTTTTTAACGAGACGTAATCGCTCGTCACCCCGCCATTAGTAGTCTGAGGCTGCGCGAGCTGAACCATCTTAAAGTTCTCCGGAAGCGTGAGAATTTTTCCCATCTTATTTCTCCTCTTTTCTTTGCCTTTGGCTTGCTTTTGTACCTATGCGCTTTACGTCCTTTTTTACGCCCTGGTTGCCAGCGCCACGAACGGACTCTGGGTGGCCGACCCTTTGTAAGGAGTCCGTGCGCTATTCGGTATCGGTTGCCCGTCGGTCCGCAGGGTAAAACGGAAAACAGTCTGGTCAGTCAGGAATTGGACATGAATAGACGATGCCGACTGTATGCCGCCCTTTTCGATCATGAGGTACTTCTGAAGATCGGCGAACATGATGTCCCCTACGGTCCCTAGGGCCGCGGCCTGCTCGATCGGCACGATGGGACGCCCGAGCAGAGTTCCAAAAGGCCCCCCGGCGAGATTACCTCCCGGCACGAACACCGAAAAACCCCCGGTCCCTACCGCATGGTGGAGTTGGAAAAGTTGCGGCCAGATTTCCTGATTGATGTACCACTCAGCGCGAGCCAGGCTTGATGCCGGCATCCGGGAATACATCTTCTCGATATTTTCCGCGACGATCGTGGCCGCTGTCTGACTGGTTTCTTTGGTAACACTGACCAGCGCCGGCGCGTTCAGTATCCCTAGAGGCACACCGGCCCCCGAGCCATTGACGATCTTGTCATCCACCTGAAAGCCGAACTCTTCGGCAAACCACCCCCTGACTACCCCCTCGAGGGCCGTGGCATCCATGAGTAATTCGTCCGTGGAATAAAACAAACCAATGAGCTTTTTGAGATCGAGCTCGATCTGACGGAATTTAGGCGCGCTGGCCGTTTTGGTCCCCGCCTCAGCCAACCAATAGGCGATAATCCCGCCGAATCGGCTACTAGCGCGGCTCGTCTCATCCACCGCGTTTATTTTCAGCCCGTTTGAATTGGGTCCGATCGGGATCCGCCTGGTCCTGCTGCTCAAGATCCCTGTGGCGATAGTGTCCCGGAGCATCTCGGATGAGAAATCCGTCTGAACCAGAAAACCCCCGTCACTCTGGACCCCTTCGCCCATCCCCGTAGCAGCCCCAATCATCAACCTGGGATCGACGGCCTGGCCCGGCTGCGCGGCATTGGCCACAGCGGTAAGCTGCTCGCCGAGTGATTTGAATTTCTTTTTATCCTCAGGGTCCGAGGCAGGGTCCTCCTGACGAAATGACTGCCCAGCAATGTCCCTCTCCCGCTCGAGCTGGCGCTCCTCGCGTTTTATATCGTCATTCAGGCCGTCGAGCTCCGCGGTGATTTTGTCGTCCCGCTCCTTTTCCTCGGCCGTAAGGTCCCGGCCCTCCACGCGGACTTTTTCAAATACCCTCTGTGCCTCTTTGATCAAATCAGCCTTTCGCTGCCTTAAACCCATGATCCTACTTGCCATCTTCTTTCCTCCTTTCCATAAAAAAAGCGCGTGACCGTATCAAAATCGGTAGAGCACTAAAAACCCTACCTACTCTGAACAGTCACGCGCTATTCGATGGAATACGCGGTATTTCTGTCTATGTCATCTTTCCCTTACCGCCGATCAATGGATCACGGGATTACGGGTCAGATGTCGATTTCAACTTCCCTTGTGAACTCTTTTTAAATCCTTGTCAAATGTTTTTTTCAATTACCTCTTACTCCTCTCTGCTTCTAGGAACTGACTCAACGTCTTTATACACTTATCTATTACCTGAACATGATTCCTGCTAGCCAATTTTAGGCCACTGATAAGTGTCTCAATGTTATCGATATTTTGGGATGCCGCGACCTTATATTGAAAGAAATCTATTCCACTCGTAATCTCGCGACTCAAATCACGGGATTGTTTGATTAGATCTTCAAGCTCTGCTTTCTTAGTCATTTCTTATGAAAAACAAGGCCCACAATTGCCCCAGGATTAACGATCTCGAGGGGGCCTACCCCTAGGAGGGGTGAATCCGGACTGCTCTGTAAACTAATGTTGTCTATATGTCTGCTTGTAAATCTCCATCATAAAGTTGCAGAAAAGGCGAGATAGCCATGTCGGTTCGTTTTTAATTTGCAGCCCATTTATCTACTTGATGTTCTGAAACTTAGCCTCTCGTATTAACTCTTCAAACGTACCTCCACATTGAACATGAAGGTTGAAAAAACCAAAATATTCTTCAAGTGACATCACAGGGCGATTAACCGATCCACAATAGATACAATAAAGTGAGCTATCATCTTTAGCTAGTCTTAACACAGCTTCTTTAATTTGCTCTGACATCTCCTTATGGATATCATCCATCATCGTCCCCTTAGTTGGTTGTCATATCCCCTTTTCATTCGAGCACCTAACCATCCTCTCTCGGCGGTTCTGGTTTGTTCATTTGATCTTTGCGTTGACAGTATTCATATGCAATTTTCAACTGTTCCTCTCTAAGTGATTCCGGAATACTTACAAATGATTTTAAGATTTGATCTTTTTCCTCTTTTGAAAGTTTCACATTGCCTGATTTTTCGACCTGCTCAAGGCGTTTTTTCATCATGTCAACCCCTGGCCCGGTCCCGGCCAGGTATGTCCGTTGACACGCGGATGTAAACTCCCTGAATAAGTCTTCTTCTGTTGGAGATCGCATTAACTCGCAACCCTGAGATTCAACCGCCTCCGGCGCATCTCCAGATCCGCGCTTTGCGCTCTACGCCCTGCGCTTTGCTCCCTGGTCCTGCTCACCCTGTCGATCGTCTGGTCAAGCGTAGCAATCCTATCCACCATGCCCGCCCCCAGGGCTTGCCTGGCCCCAAACACTCGCCCCTCTCCGAAATCTTTCTTCACCGTAGCTACCGGCACACCCCGGTTTCGTGCCACGTTTTTCACAAACACGTCGAAATAAGCGTCCACCCTTGCCTGAATATTCTCCCTGGCCTCCTCGCTCAACGGTTCCGACGAGTTTCCTTCCGCCTTGAACTTACCCGCCTTGATGATCGTCGTCTTGATTCCGAACTTCTCCTCTGCCACGGAAAAGTCTTCGTGTACCGCCAGTACCCCGATAGAGCCCACCTCCCCGCTAGGTGTCACGACAAACTCCCCCGCCGCGCTGCCTATCCAGAACGCGGCGCTGGCCGCCAGACTGTTAGCCACGGCGACTATCCTCTTCTTTTCCCGCGCGGCGAATATCTCCGCCGCCAACTCCTCCACACCTGACACCCCGCCCCCAGGCGAGTCTACATCCAGTACGATCGAACCGATAGTTGAGTCCCCTACTAGTTGCCTAAACCTTGAGGTGAATTTCTCGATCGACGTTCCGCCGCTCGACTCCGAGATAAGATTCATCCTGTGAGAAATGATACCGAACAGAGGCAGGACAGCTATCGACCCGCCGGTTTGCGCTGTATGCTCTGCGCCTTGCCTCTCATGCTCTGCGTTCAGACGCTCGCGGATCTCCGCTTCGGTAAACGATATACCTTCACACCGAAGACGGAGCAGCTCTGTTATCTGCAAGAGCTTTTCCGGTAGTATCGCCCAGGGCGTCTGTCTGACCGCCGACATCAGGTGCGGATATTGTTTCTGAACCATCGTTATCATCGTCCTTATCCTCCAAAGCTAAATCGGCCAACTCATCCCCCGCGGTCTTCTCCCACTGTTTTACGACATTCAAGACGCTGCAAATCTCCCGATCTGATTCCTTTTCGATTGCCGCTACCAACCCCCCCGCATGCCGGTCGGTATATGTTAGCAACTGAGCAAGAGAGATCCCCAGGGTCTCTGATGCCCACGGCGCAAACGAGGAATAGAATTCGGCGACCCATTGCACCAAACCATCGTAATCAGTTTTGGTATCCGTCATGCGCTTGTACGCAGTCCTTACGCTTGCCGTCTCCTTTTTAGCCACGCGCGCAGCTACCGATTTGACCAGGCGATTATATTTCCCCTGGACCGGATTCATATTCATCTGGGCGAGTGGCGTGTCCAGACCGCTTAGCGGATTCAGATTCTCCTTGATTCGCGCCTCGTTTCGCGTCAGCCATCCGTTTGTTATTCCGCTCGCATAGGCCTCGTATCGTGACTTGGTATCCCCCCTGAGGAGTCCCTCGATCAGAAACTCCGCAAAGAATATTTGAGGGGCCAGGATCAGGTCGCGCGTGATTGCCTGCTCCCATCGCCTGAACCAAGGCATCATCGAATAAAGAACGAAGTCGATTGCCTGCTGCTCGATATTTGAAAAAGACGCTTTATCCAGGTCCCTCAGCAAATGCGGCGGGATATTGAACCAGCGCGCAAACTCATTGATCTGGAACTTCCGGGTCATGAGAAACTGCGCATCCTCCGCTGTCATACCGATCTTATCCCAGCTTAAACCCTCCTCCAGCAGCGCAGTTCCGCCGGCCGCGTCTCTACTGAAAGACTCCTTTAAGTTTTTCCTACCTTCATTAGTGAGCTGACCCGGATGCTTCAAGACCCCCCTGATAGCCCCATCGCTAGTAAACAGCCCTGAACCATATTTTTCCGTGGCAAGCGCTAGGCCTATGGATTCCCGCATCAGGCCAATCGGAGAGATCCCCATGATCCCGTCCGACGAAAGCCCCCTGACATGAAAGACATCGTCCTGATTTAGCCTTCGCGTCGGCCCGTTGACCGGACTGTACTCGTACACCAGCCGCCCCGTATCCAATTGTTCAACACTGATCCGGTCCGGGTGGAGTGGAATGAGCTTATCGACAGCCCCTCGAGGCCCCGGAATAATCTCGTTATACGCATTCCCCCTGAGCGCAATATGTCCCGTCATCATCTCCCGCCACTCGAAAGATGTCTGCCACGGATTAGGTTGATTGTGTAAAAGATCGAACAGCGGATGGTTTACGGCCCTTTCCTTTCCGCCGTTCGTCATCTTACGGTAAATGATAAGCGGGATTTGCGCGACCGTCTCGCTGACTATCCTCACCGCCGCATAGACCGCGCTGACGTTATAAGCGGTATCGGCGGTCACGCGGATCCCCGCGGTCGTGAGAGTGCCGACCGAGTTATACCAGAAGTCATCCCACGCCGGAGGACCTGCTGAAGGAGAGGAACCAAACAGTTTCGATAAGATGCTCATTTAACTCTTGAGGTGCTTCACAATCCCCATAATAAACAATGCCGCCCCAAAAACAATGACGCCCGAAGGGACATGAACAAACCCGACGCCCACAGTGAACGCCGTCAATCCTACAAACGCGAAAACATCCGAGATGTCTATCCCGTCCCCTTCTGTCTTTCGCTTGTTGCTCAAATATACTCGACCCCCCGAGATTCGTAAATAGATTTCTTCCAGCCAGGATTTATTTTCGGCAGCGCCACTCCCAGAGACATGATAGTAGCCACTATCCCGTCGATCTTTTCTGTGCTCTTGGCCTTATCCGGCTTGATGTTTCCTGCCGGGTCCTGCTTGACCGCCACGTTCTCAGCCATCCATCTAAGTACATGATGCCCACCATGAGCAATCCGTTTTCCTAGAATCAGATTTAGAAACTCTTTTGCCGGCGGGCTCATACTCACATACCCCTGGCCGAATTGAACCAACAGGCTCTTGTTGAAATCCTTCGCCTCTTTCAGATCGACCGTGAAATCCAGATCCTCCACAAGATCCGTCACTATCTTTTGCGACCCCCATCGGTCAAAGGCCAGCGCGCGTAGATTATAAAGCCGCTTGACCTCCCCAATCTTTCCCATAATGAAGCGGTAGTCGATCAGGTTCCCCTCCGTCGCGGTGATCAATCCTTGCTTTACCCACACATCGTAAAGGACCTTATCCTTTCGACTCCTCTCCCGCATAGCCTCCTCCGGTATCCAAAAAAACGGCAACACGTAATAAGGCTCTTGAATAGCCACCTTCTCCATGCACTTACAGTCACCCTCTCCGCACGGCTTGTCCCTGTACCGATGAGCATGCTCGCAGCTCCCACATGGCTCCTCATCGTCCGGTGGAAAGACTAGAACAAGGGATGCTATATCCGTCGTCGTCGCTAGATCCAAACCCCCATAACAGTCCCGGCCGGCCAGCAATTCCGAATCCACCGGGAAAGCGCACTTATCCCACGCCTTCATCGCCAGCCACCGGACCGACTGCTTTGTCCACTGATTCAAATGCAGACGCCGGAAAGTATTCTCATACGCCGGCGACTGTTTCGCCGTATCGCACTCCGCCTGCAGGAAATCCACAGAGATCGTTTTACCAAGACTCGGGTTTGCCCTCTTCCAGACCTTCGGGTCCGTCCACTCCTCCTTCTCATCCGCCTTGGCAATAAAGGCGAAAAAAGTCTCATCCTGAATTGTTCCCTTCAACACCCCCTCCGCGTACTTATGGATCTCCCCACAAATCGTTTTTTCGTCAAACCCCGCCGTAGTAAACGAAATCATCAGCGGTTGCCGGCGCGCCCCCGTCATTGTCCTGAGCGTATCGTAAAGGTCACGATGCGGTTGCGCGTGTAGCTCATCGAATATAATCCCATGCGCATTGATCCCATGCTTCGTGTACGCATCCGCGCTCAGCACCTTATAGCTCGAGGCCCACCTGGAGACCACGATCGACCGCTTGAAAACCTCCGCCCTCTTCTTGAGCGCACGGGAGGCCTCCACCATCTCCTTGGCAATGTTGAAGATGATTCCCGCCTGATCCCGCTCCGCCGCCGCCGAGTACACTTCTGCCCCCATTTCGAAATCACTGAACGTCAGAAACAAAGCTATCCCCGCCGCCAGCGTCGACTTCCCGTTCTTGCTCGGCACCTCGATATACGCCGTCCTGAACTTCCGCGTCCCGTCCGCCCTCTTCCACCCGAACAGCGGCTCAAGGACCTTCTTACGCTGCCACTGAAGCGGCTTGAACGGCTGCCCCGCCATCTTCCCCTTGATGTGAACGAGAAAGG